TTAAAGGATATATTTATCAAAACGTGTTTTATTTTCGATTTCATACCCTCTGACTGTTTTCCCGTTAACTTTCTTCGACCTGCTACGTACACCAATTTCAGATATGGCTTTACTTACTGCATGATTGCTTTTTCCGTAAACTTGTAATGATAAGTCAATAACTTCTTTGTTATCAGTTCGCTGTACAAAATCGACTTCTTGTAATGCATTTATTAAAGCAACTTGAAATTCGTCTAAATCGATATCATTAAATACTTCAACATCTTTCCATTGATACCATTTACCAATTTTTTGGAAACGCTCGAGTGAGTTTAACAGAAAACCGATACAACCATCGATTTTTGGATTTTTATCACGGTCAGTAAATGCTAGCCAATATTTCCTGAATATGCTCTCTCTTTCATAATCAGTTTCAGTTTTTGGTCTATCTTTAAACTGAATTAAAACCTTTCGTCCATTCATTTCATCCGACAGCGCAACAGTACGGTTGGTGTCAATACACAGAACACTCGTTAAATTAACCATTGACTGATTTTGCCCAATTGCTCGTGCAACGTGTGTTTTCTCTGTTGCAATAATTTTAAGTACACGCTCCATTGCATTGCCTTGAATATCTCCCTGTTCCGTCGCTAGAGCCATTTCTCCACCCGAGAACATCGCCCACGCCTGTAACGCTTCAAATCCATTACTTTTTAATGTATCTAGCTCAACATCAATCTTGTTGAATAGACCAGATAAAGCTATATGCCTTAACCCTTTACCAGTCCTTACTCCAGATTTTGAGATGAAGAAGTTGGTTTTAGGTCTAACACCACACGCTACTTGGGCGATAAAATAAGATTGTAGTATTGCATTGTTTAACGAATTGCTATCTGCAATAACGTACTCAAGATATTCTTCTGCAATAGACTTACTGTTTATTGCTGTTTTGTAGTCTACTTCGTAATACTTAAAATAAGATACGTTTTGCAAAGGCGGTTGGTTAATGATTTCAGAATTTTCAAGGTCGATTATGAAATCCTTGCAAGCAATCTGATATGGTTCAATATAATTGATTGGTTGGATGTTTAATGTTTTGTGGATACCTTGTAGTATCTCTAAAATGTGACCAGAGTCTTTGAAACCATACTTAGTCTGAAGTGTAAAATCATCAATCAATTTAAATTGCTTATATCGAATGTCATAAAGTTTATTCTCAAAAAACGTGTAAGCACCTAGAATGTAGTCGATAACTAGTTTTGCAAATGGTGGAAAATTATTTTCAACGGAGTATGTGAGATATTCATTGCCTTGTTTATCAGTCTTTAGAATTGTATCTCCAAATAAAAAGCGATAAGTTTTTCGTCCATCTGACACAAAATACATGACATCTTCATCTTTAACCATTTCTGAATAAAACAGTTTGTGGATATACCCATTGTGATCAATTGGGACAATTTTAAATAAGTGTTTTCGTAATTCAGCTTTAAGCACTGACTCGCCGAAGATTGGGTCTCCCCAATCGGTTTCGGTTGTCAATTTTGATAAAGCTTCAATAAATTCATTTGATGTCATTTATCCCCCAGTCTAAATTAGAACGGTAGATCGTCTTCTTCAATCTCCGCTTGTGTAAATCCAGTTGCTTTTTCTTTCCATACGTGGTAGCTGTTAGGCACATCGCTTTGATTTGCGTAACGAACTTTCGGGTATTTATTTCCGTTATATTCGTCAAGTTTAACGGTTACTTTTGCAGTGCGTCCTTTGAAGTCGTTTAAAAACGCTTCAAAACTATCGTAGTGTTGCCCCTCTTTGATACCAAGTGCTTTTGCTTTACCCATTAAGATGCCGATATGATACTTCCCAGTTTGTGAGTTGGGATATTGCTCATCCCATAAGTGGTAGTTTTGCATTTCTTGCTTGATATCGTTTCGAACAACGTAGTCAATAACAACACGTTTTTTGCCGTTACGTTCATTTACTGCTTCATATGCATCATAGACAATCATTTCGTATGGTTGTTCTTTGAATTCTGCGTGTTCTTTAACTTCTGAAAAATCTATTGTAAATCCTGCCATGTTTTTATCCTCTTAATTTCTTTTTTAGCCAATTGTAGGCGCTATATATTTCTTTTTCTGACTTGCCTGTTACTTCGGCAAGTTCATTAACGTTTGTTTCTACCCAATCAGTTTTTAAGTAGAAATAGATAAGTTTATATAATGGTTTTCCTTTACCAGCGTCTTTAACTCTAGCTTGGGCAATTTCCCAGTTTGTTTTTAAATCTTTACCAAACTTCTTATTAGCAAGTTGTTTGATTCTAAACCGCTCACGTTTTATGAGTTCAAGTTCTGCCTCTATGCGTTCTTTCTCTTGTTTTTCTTTCAATCCAAAATCATGATTGCATAATTCACAGAGCTGTTGACTAAGTGGCCACAAAGCCGAACACACAGAACATTCTTTTGCGTGTACCGTGTTAGTTTTATTCGACTTCTTCTTCCACCCTCCTCGGAAATAATTCTCCCAATGATGCGGTGTGTCAGGTAAGCCGTGAATATTCCAATTTCCTACGTGATCTAAAATGATGGCTTTTTTATTAGGTTGATATCTCATCGACCGCATAGATTGTTGCAAAAATAATACTAATGATTTTGTAGGTCTACAAAGAATAGTTACTGTACAATCTGGGACATCGAAACCTTCTGATATCAAATCAACGTTACAGATAACTTGTATCTTACCGTCACGGAAATCTTTCATGATTTTATCCCGTTTGGCTTTAGGCGTTTTTGCATCTGCGTGTATTGCATTAATTCCCATAGATTGGAATTCTTTAGCAAATGCCTGCGATGCTTCTACCGAGTGAGCGTATAAAATAGCTTTCTGACCGTTCGCTTTTTTTATATATTCTTGAACTACATCACCAAAAATCTTTTTACCAAATGATTCGTCAATCGATTTATTGGAGTAATCTCCGTTTTGTACTTTTAATTTCGCAGTATCAATTGATAGAACACTGTAATAATCATATGGTGCAAGTTTATTATTATTGATAAGCCACTCGACCGTTTTACCAAGAACCATAACATCGTAAGTGTCTGTAAAACCGTCGCCTGATAGACGCCAAGGTGTGGCAGTAAAACCAATCCTCGGCACGTCTGAAAAGTATTCATAGATTATTTGGTAGGTACTAGCTTTCCCATGATGACCCTCATCTGTGATAATTAAGGTTGGTTTTGTTAATTTATCCAAGCGGTTTTTAGCTTTACCAACTGTCATTAAATCCACTTTATTCATGTCAATTCCATGGAATTTAAAACTATTAGTGATTTGGTCAATTAATTCTTTGCGATGGACCAAGAATAAAACGTGTCCGTTTTTTTGAGTCGCTGACTTAGCAATATCAGAAATGACTACTGACTTACCACTTCCAGGTGGACTAACAATCATCACATTATGCTTTAAAATATGTCTTCTTGCCTCATTTATAAGTTCTGTTTGATATTCGTGTAAATGGTATACCGTTACGCATCACTCCCTTCGAAATTAAACAACTCTTCCGCCTTACAAACGGTCCTATTATCAAGCCTATTTTTTGCATATAGTCCGTCGCTGCCCTGCAACAAAATTCCATGCCCGCCCGTTTTTGGATTTACTTGAATACGTCCGACAACATCGGTTAAACCTAGCGTTTGGCTTAGAACTTGTTTGCGGATATCTGGCACGTATTGCGTGATAATTTGTCCGCTCTCGAGCGTTAAATCTTGCGTTGATTCCCAAGCAGTCACAAAAATATTAGTAGGTTGGCTGTAAATGGTAGTCAATACTCGTAAATAGTAATTGGTCCACATGTTGTATTGTTGCAATTCGTTTGTGATTCCATTTTTGGATTTACGACCTTGTTCGATAAACCAGTCTGATTGCCAACTTGTTATATTATCAATGACTAAATTGTCATATTCTTTGATAAGTTCTGGTAGTTCTGTCAAGAATTCGGTCATAAAGTCGCTAGGGTGCGTCCTGTCAAATTGGATAATATCAATGTTTTCGTTTCCGGCAATCGTTTTAGACGAATGGTCCATGTCTAAAATCAGTGTCTTGCCTTTTAAATAATTAGTTAAGTAAGTTTTCCCGTTTCCGGGTTTACCATAGATTAATATGCGCCAATTATGGGTTTTTGTAATTTCTGTCGCTTTAGTAATCTTCAATGTCTAATCCCTCCAAAAAGTTCGGTAAATTTATCATCGTAATCAATCATTTTTCTAATATCTTCTTCTTTCCCAATTATTAATTCTTTAAAAATAGGAGTATCAAAAATGTCTTCGTATTTTTTTAAAACACCATCAATTGCCTTGTACATATCGGCTTTAAATTCTTCTTTGAGTGGTGATTCTTTTAACATTAATCTTGTATCAAACATGCCACCGCGTCGATCTTCAAACTCAAATTCAACAGATGGTTTACCTTTTTTGTTTACATAAATTCTCATTTTCTATCCAAGTCCATTTCTATCGCTTCGAGTGTGCTATTAATATCTGTAAGGGACCATCCTTGGTAAATAGCTAAAGATATCTTATGTACTTTTTTATCATCAAATTCAGGCCATTTTTCTTTGACACATTCTTCAATAGTATCTATTAGTTTAATCTGACCATTGATATACTTTTTCATACCTTCCATTAAATTTCTCCTAAAATCTGATTGATTGTTTTAGCGTTCATACGAATTTGTTCGCTTGACGTTTCATGTCGATTAGCTGATAGTAACTGTTCAATCAATTCTCTTCTAATTTCACTTTTCCATTCATTAATAAGCGATAATTCATCTTCAATGTTTAGATAAGTTACACGACCTTCTTCGTCTTTAATACAGTAGCCACGCTTAACATCTCTCCAAATATATTGTTTAACTGTATTTTCCGTAAATCCAAGCTTTTCTGAGGCTTGCCGTTGAGTTGATTCAGGATTTTCTTTAAAAAAATCACGCATGATTTCAATTTTTGTTTTCATTTAAAATGACCTCCATATCCTCTAAATACTTGCTATCATCACCATTTGTGTGGTAGTTTCGCATGGCTATCAATATCTGATTAAGCTTGTCGTCCATACTGTTTCCTCATATAGGCATCAAATTCGGCCCACTGTTTTTCAGATGATGCTCTAAGCGTGTCGTGCTTAATCAGTTCCTGTTTTTTTGGTTTTGCAAAAATAAAATCTAATAATTTCATGTTGTTTCTCCTTTTTCATATCCACTGGTCCGTAAAAATCTATTAACATCTGCTAGGTCATATAGTACTTTCCCGTTTTCTGATGACCTTTTAAAGTTAAATTTCCCTTGTTCTCTCCACTGGGTCAATTTAGTTCGCCCCCATCCAGTTTCTTTTTCTAATTGTTTCATGGTAACCCACTCAATTGACTTAGAGTTTTCGGATTGGGCAAGTTTTAAAGCTTCTCTGTTTAGAGAAATCAAGTCTGCAAGTAGTTCCTTTCTGAAATCAGGGCCGAATACCTCAATTGCCATGGAAACATCCTTTCTCTTATGTTATAATTAAGTAAATGATTTTTGTTTTGAGTCCGATTGCCGTCGGACTTTTTTTGTTATCTGAATTCGTCCAAGCTGACACCTAAAGCGTCAGAAATTTTGACCATGTTAGGCCACGACAAATTTTTTATTTTTCCGCTTTTTAAGTCGCTAAAATGACTTTTATTAACTCCAGAAAGTTTCGCTAATTGATACATAGTCATACCTCTTTCTGATAAAATTTTTGATAATTTACCCCACATTACCCACTCACCAAAACACAATATGTAGTTGTTTATAAGTTATCCACAACTATAGGTTGTGTTTTCCTTTCTATTCTGATATAATTTATTTGAATATGACCTCTCACCGTTGTATTCAAAAAATTATGGAAAGGAGGAAGGCTATGAGTAAACTAAGTCCAAAACAACTAAACAAACGCCCTAAAGAAACATGGGAAGATCTTGATAAACGCCTACAAGCTGTATTCTCTGACCCGATAAAAGATTCTGATGTTATCAACTTAAATCAGTATCAGATGACTAAATCTGAAATTATCTCAGAGTTAGCAAAAGCCGGATATACAACCGAAGATACGAATGACGGATATTTAGTAGTTAGATAACTTTCTGGTTATTTCATCCATATCACTCTTTAACAGGTAAATATCTTGTTTTAATTTAGCAATCTGTTTATCAGGTTGCTTTTTCTCTCCGCTATACGGATATCGTTTTGGTCTCATGTGCTTCCTTTCTGTTGTATAATGTAGTTATCCTATTAGGAAGGAGGGTAACTAAATGAATTTAGAAGAATTAACTCCTCTATTGAATAGTATTGATGATTTTGAAACTGTTATTTTACATAGTCTTGTCGGAGACTTTGTTATTGATCATTGGATTGAGCCTAATCGCAAAAATGAAACTCTCATTTTCATGCACAATGACCAAACAACAGAATTAAAATTATCAGCTATTCTCGGAACTTCCACTATTCCTAAGTCCCTCTAGCAAATTGCGGACTTTTTCGGAACGTTTGCCTGCATATTTTGATTTTCCGAGTCTCCAACTTAGTAGGCGATGTTCCTCTTCTGATAAGTAACCTGCTCTTTGTAGCAGGTTTTTTGCTATCTTCCATGGAATCACTACATCTACTTCATCCATGTTTATTACCATTTCTTCAAGTTCTTCTAGTTTGTTTTCTATTTCGTTCATATGTGTCCTTTCTAGTTTTGTAGGCGGTTGTTTTTAAATATTTGTTTTAAAACGAATTTTTTACCTAAAAAAATATTATTTACATCAATATTGTAATAATTTGCCAATTCATTTAATAAACTAAACGGGATGTCTGTACTATCAATTTCGTATTTTAGTAAAGTTTGTTGATGAATACCAAGTTCTTGCGCTACTTCTTTTGCGCTAAGGCTATAGTTAACGCGTAAGGCTCTTAGTGTCATTTTCGTCATTCCCCCACCTCCTTTCTATCTGTTTTTAGTTCCTCCAATCTGCTATAATATGGGCAGAAAGGAGGTGAATGTGATGGATTTAAATCAAGTTCGATTATTGGAAGCTTGCTTTGTGTACTTAAAAACTAGATTAGACAGTTCTATGCAAACCGAACTGGATGATAGTAAGTTATTCTTTGAAGTAAATGGCAATATGTTTACCTTTGATACTTATGAAACGAAGTATGATAGATATGACTTTATTGAGAATAACTTAGGAAATATTGAAGTTTCAGTTGATTATAAATCTTTGCGTGAAGTCAGTGATTTATTTGAAGCAACTAAAATTAACGAACACCAATCTGTTACCTTAAGAAATATCGATAACACAGATATGGCTAAAAAGTTAATTTTCAAGACACTTACGCAAGTCGATTTAAAGAACCTTAAGGGAAAATACCCAGATTTTAAGACAAACAATTTTGCTTACAACGTTCATGACTTGACGCTTAATAAGCACTTCAGTTGCTATCAATTTTCAGAAAACGATTCATTTAAGTTAATAGCTATTGATTAATTGTTATTTAAAATTCCAGTAAATTGGAATTGTTCAAGCTTTTGGACTGCTTCTCGTAGTTCAGAAGCTTTTTTTAAATAATCGTCATAAAGTTCTTCAAACTCCTTTGTATTTTCAAGCTCAATTGCAATGTATTTCTTCACGAATGCCACCTCCTTTCTGTGGTATAATTAAAATAAAATGATTGGAGAGAGTATATATGACTATCCCTAAAAAGCAATTACCTAAAATTACAAAAACATGTTTTGTAGTCACTGCTATTGGCCAAAACGGAAGCCCTGAAAGAATTCAAGCAGACAAAGTTCTTAAATACCTTATTGAACCTGTTTGCAGAGAATTCGGCTATAAAGTCGTTCGTGTTGATAAAGAATCGACTAATGGTGACATTAACGAAAGTATCATCAACCATTTAAAAAGCGATGAACTAGTTATTGCCGACATGACAGGCCATAATGCTAATGCATTTTATGAGTTCGGTTTCAGACAAGCGCTTGGTTTGCCTTTGATCCCTATTATCAAGCATACTGAAAAACTACCGTTTGATGTCATTGCTAGACGAACTGTTTTTTATGATACAGATGTTGCTGAAATAGAAAATTCTAAAGAGCGTTTACGGAACATGGTTCACGATGTAGATGCTTTTGTTATGCCATCTCAAAGAAGCCAGTCGGAATTAAATCTTCAATCTATTGATAGCAAACTTAACGAAGTTTTGAACCTCCTTAAAAAAGATAATCCCAAAACTAAACCTGCGACACCTACTAAAGTTAAAACTCATGAAGATTCCAGAAAGTTCAACGAAAATCTTATAGCAAATCTTAAAATAAATAATGAAGATATAAAACTGAAAAGTGTCGAAACATTGCAACAAAGAATAATAACAGATCAAAATTCTTCAGATACTATTAACGCTTCATTTCTAAAACGTGAATCAATCCCTCAACTTTCCCTTTCAGATAAGAAATTTTGAGTTCTTCATTCTCCAGAATTTTAATCATTTCGTTTCGAGATGTTTCAATACCTTGTAATTCTAAACGAATTTTATTAATTTCATCTACTATGCTTTCCATATTCCATCCCTTCCCACTCCCTCTTGGGAGTTTTTATTTTGTAATAAACCAAGCGATCATCCAAGCAATACCGCCCAACACTAACAGAGCTGGTAAAACTCCGCCTTCAAATTCGATGCTTGTTTTTTCTTTGCCATTACGACTAGTAAACGTGTGTTCTAAGTCGCCAATCATTAGTTTTTTCCAATTCATGCAACCTCTCCTTTCGCTTTGCTTAATTCCTTAAGCTTGATTATATTATAATCCGTTTTAAAACGAACGTCAAGTATAAAAACGAAAAAAAACGAATTTTTTAAAAAAATTTTATTTACAAATACGATTTAAAACGATACTATATAAGTATAAAAATCGAAAGGAAAATAATATGGCAAGAGGACGAGGGAAATTAACACCTCAAGACGAGGAATACAAAAAGATAATTTCTGCTAAAATTAACAGTTTATTGCTAGAAAACAATTTAAAACAAGGACATTTAGCTGATGCATTGGAAATTCCACGAAGTAGTTTTAATGAATATGTCAAAGGAAATTCCTTACCTAATCCTGGTAACGTTCAAAAGATAGCTGATTATTTCGGGTTAATGAAGTCTGATATAGATCCTAGATTTGCACCTCGTAAGAAAAATCACGAACTCAAAATCCCTACTTCTCCACTCGTCAAAAAAATAACCACAACAGTTGTAGAATTAAAGGTTCCTCGTAAACAAAAAGTTTTAGACTTTGCAACAGAACAATTGAAAGAGCAAAAAAACAAAATTACTTCGATAGAGAAAAAACTATATGAATACAAAGTCTATGAGAAACTTTCCGCAGGTACAGGTTATGGATATTTTGGTGATGGGAACTATGATACTGTTTTTTACGACGAAGAATTAGATTACGATTTTGCCTCTTGGGTTTTTGGTGATTCTATGGAACCAACTTATCTGAATGGTGAGGTTGTGCTTATAAAACAAACTGGCTTTGATTATGAAGGTGGCATCTATGCCGTAGAGTGGGACGGACAAACCTATATTAAGAAAGTTTACAGAGAAAAGGGTGGCTTGCGCCTTGTGTCCTTAAATAAAAAATACAATGACAAGTTTGCTCCTTTTAGTGAAGGCCCTCGTATAATAGGGGAAATTGTCGGTAACTTTATGCCTAAAGAGTACTGAGGTAGATAAATGAATTTAGAAAATACAAAACTAAGAACAAAATGTCCGAGTTGCGGCAAGTCTATTATTCTTACTTTTCACACTAGAAGATGCCCTAAATGTTTTTTAGATTTTAAAGAAGATTATGTGAAGCGAATTTTTTATGATTATGAATCAAACGTAGCAAATTCTGCTTTTACAAAAGTTGGAGAAAAAATGACAAGTGCAGGCGAGGGGATGGAAAAGACAGGTAACACAATACAACAAATAGGTTGCATTATCATGCTTATTCCTATAGTGTACATTTTGTTCCAGCTTATTTCGGCGTTTAACTAAAAAAGCCCCACGCTCTCAAAGTTTGGCGACTCTGAGCGTGAGGCAAGACAGTATAAGAAACAACCATTAAAAAGGTCATTTTCTTGTACCTATTTTATCAAATTGAAAGATGGTATGCAATGAAAATTAAATCATATAAAAAGGAAAATGGTGAAACTGCTTATAAATTTCTTTTGTATGCCGGTTATGTTAATGGAAAGAGAAAATATATTAGGCGAGAAGGTTTCAAAACTAAGCAGGCTGCAAGGGAAACCTTAATTAGTTTGCAAGCTGAACTTGATAAACCTAAATCAAGTATGACGTTTGGTGTGTTAACTAAACAATGGCTAAACGAATATGAAAAAACTGTCCAGGGCAGTACCTACTTAAAAACAGAAAGAAATATTAATAAACATATTTTGCCAAAACTTGATAAAGTGAAGATTGGAGACATCAACCCACTACTTATCCAGCGGCTTACTGAAGAATGGTGCAACGATTTAAAATATGGAGGAAAAATTCTTGGGCTTGTTAGGAATATCTTAAATCTAGCTGTTAGATACGGATATATCAATAACAATCCAGCTTTGCCAATTACACCTCCAAAAATAAAAAGGAAAAGAAAAATGAATAATAATTTTTATACACTTGATCAACTTAAACAATTCCTTGAACTAGTTGAAAAAACTGACAACATTGAAAAAATAGCCTTGTTTAGATTATTAGCATTTACTGGAATACGAAAAGGGGAGCTTCTGGCACTAACTTGGGATGATTTGAATGGTAATACTCTATCAATTAATAAAGCTGTCACACGTACTCAAGTTGGACTAGAAATAGATGTTACGAAGACAAAATCGAGCGATAGATTAATCAGCTTAGATGATGAAACTTTGGAAATTTTACAAGAACTTCATGAAACTTTTCCTACTTCTACTCTTATGTTCCAATCTGAATCAGGTGGAATTATGACGCCAAGTTTACCACGAAAATGGCTATTGCAAATTATCAAAGGGACAGACTTACCACAAATCACAATTCATGGTTTCAGGCACACTCATGCAAGCTTACTTTTCGAATCAGGTCTATCCTTGAAACAGGTGCAACATAGGTTAGGGCATGGAGATTTACAGACAACTATGAACGTATATACTCACATCACGCAATCGGCAATTGATGACATTGGAACTAAATTCAATCAATTTGTTACTAACAAGCAACTAGATTGACAACTAATTCTCAACAAACGTTAATTTAACAACATCCAAGTAACTCCCACCAGCTCCATCAATGCTTACCGTAAGTAATCATAACTTACTAAAACCTTGTTACATCAAGGTTTTTTCTTTTTGTCTTGTTCATGAGTTTCCGTTATCCCTATAGCCCTACCATCACGCTTACCGATACTCCATCAATACCACTCAAAACCTTGTCATATCAGAGCTTTTTGACCATTTTTTTCATGAATATCTAAAAAAAAGAATCAAAATAGTACTAAATTCCCCATAGCGCATGCGCTATGGGGAATCATAGCTATATCTTGTTTATAATTTATGATATAATACAGCAAAAATAGTTTAGGAAATAACATATGACAAAAAAACACTTACTAACACTTCTTCTCATCTCTTTTTTTACTAGCTTTTTGGTAGCTTGTTCAACAACGAAAGATAAAGAGCCTCAACCGTCTGATTCAGAAATCATTACTCCCCGACTACACCAAGCCGCTCATCAAGATAAACGCGCTAACTTTGAAAAAATTAAACTTGCGACTGTTGATTCCTCATTTACAGGAGGAACAAGCCTTGAAGAACTTATTTCACTCTTTGGAGAGCCTAGCCAACATGATCCAAAAACAGCAGGCGAAGTAACAATCGACGCTTATACTTGGCAGTTTGATCAAGTTACTCTCACTGTTAATCTTTATCAAAATAGTAGTATTGTTAAAACCATCTCTAATTTTACCTTTGCAAGAGAGTTAGGCTTATCGCAAAAGGAATACCAACAATTACAAAAAGGAATGTCTTATGAAGACGTTAAAAAGATCTTAACAGAACCTGATAATTATAGCCAAGCGTCATCTAGTGATCATCAAACTTTGCAAGCGATTTGGGTTAGTGGCTTAAAGACAGATACAAGCGGAGCTAATATTTCTCTCGTTTTTGAAAATAATCAGTTAACAGAAATGTCTCAGGTAGGACTTGAAGAATAA